AGAGGGTATAAGAAAGGAGATTGCAATGAATAAGGAGGTAGCAATAAGAGATATAACTATTTTAGTGCTGGGCTTTCTAACAATCATGCTACTATTTAAAGGGTGCAACGATAGAAAAAGAAGCACATCGCTTGTTATCGACTTGCAGAATTATAGCGATAAGGTTAAAGAGTATGAAGATGCAAACGGTAATCTAATTGAGTACAATGCTGCGATGCAATTACTTGTTGACCAAAAGAGCGATGAGGTGCTGGCTATCGAAAAAAGATTAAAGTTAAAAGATACAGAGGTGTTGATAAAGTATAAATCAATTTTCAAGCACGACACAATCAATCACGTATTTCGTGAGCAGCTGCCTTGTACTGCCTTCATTGATTCATTTAGTATTGATAGCACTTACTTTAAATTTGATGCTGTTATAACGGAAAAGAATTTTAGTTTATACAATATTCAAGTACCCAACGAGCAGACGTTCATCATAGCTAAAAAAAAAAGCAACTGGCTTAAAGATGATTCGCTATCTGTAATAGTTGAGAATAGCAATCCCAACATAAAAGGAGAAAGCCTGAGAGCATTCACCTTCAAGCCTTCCCCTAAGTGGTACAATAGTTATAAATTCAAAGGCGCTTTATTTGCTGCTGGTGTTATTGGTGGTTTCTTGCTTGCTAAATAACGAGGCTGCAGCCTATCGCAATCTTCGCACAGATACCATTTATCAACTGCAATAGGTTTGCCACATCGGGCGCAATACGTTTGAGGCATACTACTTTTTATTTTGAATTAATCCTAATAGTTCAGATACTGCTTTTTCACGTTCTTGTTGAGCGTATTCCTTCATAGCCTTATGAAAGTAAAGGATATACTTTTCGGATACCTTTTCGTTGTGCGTTTCAAAACATTCTTTAAAGTGCTTATTCATTATTTCGTATGCTGTTTGCATATCACTATTGTTTAATAAGTTCTAATTCACCTATGGCGTTTGTGAGAATTTCAATAACATAATTTCCTTCATCTTCATCTTCGATGTTATCATATGTTAATCTAAATATAAAATTATCATCTTGGAAAAAACCAGTAACATTTTCTTTTATTCGTACTCCAAACCTAATTTTTGCACTTTCATCTAATTTGCTTAATAATTTTATTAAGTCGGATACATTAAATTCTTCTTTACCTTTTAATGTATTAATCTTGTCTATTTTTGCATTTAAATTTAATTTCATATTATTTTGTTTTTAGGGTTGTTTAACTATTTACTGGTTCAATGGTTAATTTAACTTCTATAATTGAAATTGCTCGCTTATGATGTTCTCTTGCCTCGTTTATGGAATAATACTGAGAAAAGAATCTATAAGGGACATCTGTTTTTTGGCTCAATGTTTCAATCATAAAAGTTTTCCATTCTTTTTGTGGTGTTGCTAAAGATTCTCGATATTCTTTAAGCCTTTCAGCATAATGAATAATATGCCATTTAGAAAGTTCAATGAATTCCTGAGGTGCGTTGTTGCTTTGCAGCCAATCAAGGTGCTTCTCCTCATTTTTAATCATTGCTTCTATTTTATTCACAATTTCTATTTTCATATGCAATTAATTGAATGATTTTGAATAAGTGTCTTCACGTTCAACTTTAAAACGCTTGGCTTTTTGAATCGGCTAATAAAAAAGTCAGCCATTCTCTCAGCAGTTCTTAACTGGTCTTTTGTTTTGCAACTTATAATAGTGTCAATCACTTTTAGGTAAGCGCGTTCTGTTTGGTATGCGTTCATTATATTAAAGATTTAATTACGTTTTTAATTTTTTCAATTTCGTTATCGGTACAAGGTATTTCGTCGCCTTCACTGGTGATGTAATAAGCCTCGTTAATCTCATTAAATTCGCGTTCAAGTAAATAGTCTGCTGGCTCCCATCGTGTTTCTCTGCTATACGCAACAAAGGTCTCCATGATAGTTGCGTTTACTATCAAGCTAACATTGCCCATATCAATTTCAAATTCAAATGATTCGTGAGCGTGGTCGCCAACACATTCCAAGTTGAATTCTAATTTGTCAATCGCGCTAACTATATAGCGTCTGTTTTCTAAAAATTTGTTAATGTCGTACATAATGTTTCGTTTTAATTGTTTTAATTTAATTCTGTTACTCGAATAATGAATAAGTCGTTAATCATACTTGTAGCAAAATGAATTTCTGCAATAGCATCGGCATCGCGTTGGTCGTAAGCATCAACTACTCTTACCGTTAATTCGTTGCCTTGTTTGTCTTCAAATGATAATTTAAACTGCTTCATAATATTTGTTTTTAATTGTTTGTTTAGCAAATATAGAAAAGTTATTTGGATATTAAACAAAACTTATTAATAAAGTTTATGAACAATCTAATGTTTATAACTTATTTTGTTTAGTTATATTGTTAATTAATAAAGTTTGTCTATATTTGCTGAATAACAATTTAAACCAATTACTAAAATGGCAAAAAAAGAACTATTAAAACAAGCGAACTTCGCAAGGCTGGTGAATCAGTCGCCTGTGCGCATCTATTATTTAATCGAAACGAGGAGGCTTCCCGTTACCACTATTGACGGTGTGAACTTTATAGAAGCAAGCGAGGAGAATATAAACATTGCAAAACGTAAAACAAAGTAATATGCTAAAAAGTAAAATTCAAGAAACGCTTGACACGATAGGTCAAATTGATTTCGACATCCGATGGGTGCAGCAAAAGATTGCTAAACAAAATTACAATAGCTTTAAAAAGTCAGTAGAGCATCAGGAGAAGATTCAAATGATGGTGCTGGAAAGACTTAAAGAGCGATACAATAAGCAAGTCGACAAATTAAAAATTTACTAAATCAAACAAAATGGAAAACAAACAAACAACAATCACAGATGTCAACATTGAGCCGATCATTGAATTGGTGAATGAAGGCGAGGCGCACCAAGTAGGTGAGCAAACAGAAAGCAATATAACATTGCATCCAGCACCTCAACAAGGCGGTGAACTAAGTACTTTCGGAAATAAAGAAGGGTTTGAGCACGCGATGAGAGTAGCAAAGGCTTTAAGTGTTAGCGACTTGGTGCCAGTGCAATATAAGGGCAATATTTCAAACTGCCTTATCGCTATCGATGTAGCAAAGCGAATAGGTGCAAGCGAATTAATGGTTATGCAGAACTTGTACATCGTGCATGGCAAACCTTCGTGGAGTTCTCAATTCTTAATCGCAACTTTAAACGCGAGCCGTAAATTTTCACCGCTTAGATTTGAAGAAGACGATAAGAACGGTGGTAGATGTAGAGGTGTGGCGATTGACCTGGCAACAGGCGACAAAGTAGAAGGTGTTTGGGTTACTATGGAAATGGCTGCTGCTGAAAAGTGGATTGATAAAGCTGGTAGCAAATGGAAAACAATGCCACAATTAATGATGCGTTACCGGGCAGCTGCTTTCTTCACGCGCCAATTTGCGCCTGAGGTGTCAATGGGTATAATGACTCAAGAGGAAGTATATGATATTACAGCAATTCAATCTAAACCAACAACAAAATGGAACACAGCAGAATAATAGTAGAAGCGGAACAGCGTAGCCCTGAGTGGCACGCTGCCCGTTTGGGTGTTTTCACCTCATCGGAAATTTACAGACTAATGACCAAGCCTAAATTGAAAGGTGAAGTGTTAAGCGACGGCGCTAAGACGTACATCATGCAGAAGGTTGCCGAGAGTTTAACGGGAATAGTTGAGGAAGTGCCAGTAAACAAGGCTATGCAATGGGGTGTTGACAATGAACCGCTGGCTAAACAATGGCTTTCTAAAATGCACAACTTTGAAATTATAGAAACGAAGTTTATCTATATCGAAGGTATGAACTACGGGGGTTCATCTGACGGCTGGATTCGTGAGATTGATTCTGCTTTGGAAGTGAAATGCTTGAACACAGCTAACCACTTAACCGAGATTCGTTGTGCTGAAAGTGTGGAAAGCATTAGACAAAATTTGGCAAATCGCTATTGGCAAATAACAAGCGATGCATACCTTCGCAACGCGTCTAAGTGTACGTTATGCTGGTTCGATAGTAGAGTGCCGAATGATTACGGACTATTCACTAAGACGTGGGATATAGTTCCTTCCGATGTTGAATTGATGCTAACTAAAATAAAGCTGGCAAACGATTACTTTCATGAACAACTTGAATACTTTACAAAACTTTAGATAATAAGTTTGCACAATCAAAATAAAATACTACATTTGAAAAATCAAACAAACGACGTTCTTTCCCCTTAGTTTAATTACAGAACATTAGCCGAAGAGTAATGGATACAATCGGAGGTTAAAAGTGTGTGCGAGATTCATGCAGGGTTAAATTTTCAAACAAACAAAAACAAATAAACATGGATTACTTAGAATTTTTAAAACAGAAACAAAAAAAGCACGTTGAGAGCGGCTTTGAATTACCTGATGATGCACTTAATAAAAGCCTATTTCCTTTTCAAAGGTTTATAGTTAAGAGGGCTTTAAAGGCTGGTAAGTATGCGATATTTGCCGATTGTGGTTTAGGTAAAACATTAATGCAATTAACATTTGCCGAGAAGGTTGCAGAACATACCAATAAACCAGTGCTAATACTTGCACCTTTAGCTGTTAAAGGGCAAACACTAAACGAGGCAAAACGATTTGGAATTGATACCACAAACATAGTAATACAAAACTATGAGCAATTAGATAATATTGATTGCTCTATTTTTTCGGGTATTGTTTTAGATGAAAGTTCTATCCTTAAAAACTTTGAAGGTGAAACAAAAAAGAATATCATTGATAAGTTTAAAAATACTCCTTACAAGCTGGCTTGCACCGCAACACCATCGCCAAATGACCCGATGGAACTTGGAAACCATAGCGAGTTCTTAGATGTTATGGGTAGAAATGAAATGCTTGCAATGTACTTTGTGCACGATGGAGGAGAAACAGCTAAATGGAGGCTTAAAGGTCATGCTATTAAAACATTCTATCAATTTATAGGAACATGGGCTATAATGTTAAACAAGCCACAGGATATAGGATTTACGATGGAAGGTTATAATTTACCTACTCTTAATATTTTGGAACGTAAAATAGTAACACCTAAACGCGATAACGGTCAGCTATTTAATGATGCTATTATTTCGGCTACTAACTTTAATCAAGAGTTGAGGTTAACTAAGATTGAAAGAATGGAAGATGCTATTTCGTTGGTGAATAATAGCGATGAAAACTTCATCATATGGATTAAGCAAAATGAGGAAGGCGAATACTTAAAGAAACTAATACCTGATGCTGTTGAGGTTAAAGGTTCAGATAGTTCAGATTACAAAGAAAAAATGCTTTTAGGTTTTGCAAATAATGAATTCAGAGTGCTTATAACCAAAACAAAAATAGCGTCATTTGGTATGAACTATCAAAATTGCCGAAATCAAATATTTGCTTCTTTAGATTTTAGCTTTGAGGGATTATACCAAGCAATAAGACGTTCTTATAGGTTCGGGCAAAAGAATGAAGTGAACATTCATTTAATTACTACCGATACGATGGCAAACGTAAAACAATCAATAGATAACAAACAAAAACAATTTGAACTTATGCAAGACGAAATGAGCAAAGCGATTAACGCTAACCTAAACAATGAACTGATGAATGTCGGTAATGTTGACACAACAGAAGAAACAAATGAATTCTATCACATTAAACGCGGTGATTGCATCCAGTTAATTAAAGATGTGCCTACCGAATCGGTAGGGTTAAGTGTATTCTCTCCACCATTCGCTGAACTTTACACCTACTCAAGCCATTTAGAAGATATGGGTAATAGTAAAGATTATAATGAATTCTTGACTCAATTTGGATTCTTGATAAAAGAATTATACAGAGTAATGCAAAGCGGTAGAAATGTTGCGGTTCATTGTATGGACTTACCAATTCAAAAAGGGAAAGAAGGATTTATAGGGCTTCGCGACTTTAGCGGTTTACTTTTAAAAGCATTTGGTGAAGCTGGCTTTATTTATCATTCACGAATTACAATATGGAAAGACCCAGTTGTTGAAATGCAAAGAACTAAGGCGCTCGGTTTACTTCATAAGCAAGTAAAAAAAGATAGTACTATGAGCCGCGTGGGTATTCCTGACTATGTTATGGTGTTTAGAAAGGATGGCGAAAGAACTAATCCTGTAACAAACACCAATATACCAGTTGATTTGTGGCAAAAAATAGCTTCTCCAGTTTGGATGGATATTGATTACGGAAATACATTGCAAGGTTATAGAAATGGCAGAGAAGAA